GATACCCGTGTGAGTATGTCCAGGGTCATTTATAGAGTGAGCATGACCAGGATCATTCAGAGCGTGAGAATGTGCAGGCATCTCAGCGACAGTAACGATATGCGTTTCCTCACCAGTTCTTCCCGCCAAAGTAATTGCCACAGCACGCGTCATACGATTGGCTCGAGAACCGCCAGGCATAGCATCCAAACCTACAGGTGCTAGACCTCGCAAGTCAGGAACACGAAAATTACTCGCCCCAGGGTCACTTGCTCCCGCAAATGTGCGCCATTGAGAAGCAATATTGGCTGCGGCTTTCGGATATGTAGCAACAACATAGACTGCCCCATCTGCCCATACCCACTTACCGTATTGAGCTGGATCAGGAAGAGCTCCCCCAGGCCAAAGCTTGATCTCGCCTGGAATACTACTGACCGGACCTGTGGGACCCGTAGGACCAGGAGGACCAATTACTGAACCAGCATTGATAGAAGTTCCGCCATGAGTACTGAGAATCAGATTACCGCTGATATCAACTTCCCCGTCGACAACCGAGGCGGCTTCAATCTCCAACATTCTTGCAGCGGTAAGACCGGTAACTGTAGCCATTTCACCTCCTTACGGTCCATCGATGCCGACATTTGTAGACGAGATCGTATAAGTGACCGAGTCCAAATATGTGGCATCCGCATTGTCGATCTGGAAAGTAGTAGCATCGATCATAGTAATATACTGATCAGACTCGTCGATAGCTGCCCAACTACCATCTCCGTAATCAACAATGATCAAAGCATTCCTGAATCCGAAATACTCGCCGATATCATCGATCGAAGGAAGACTCGGATCGCTGGTATCAGTCCCATAGAGCTTGTCTTCGATTAGATCCAAGATTTCTTGAGGAGTCTCCGTTGAATCGATTGAGATGTGAACCGTCGGTCTGTAATATTTGATCTTTGGAGGAGTTCCGGTCAAAGCCCAGGCAAATTCAACTGCATTAGGCTGTTCTTGAAGAGTCTCGTACGCATAAGAATCAGGATTGGCGATAATATTGTAAAGAATGTGAATAACATAACCATGATCTGTTCCGTCGATATCATTGCCAATTCTAGTCTGATACGAAAGATTGAAACTCATTGGCGGTTGTTCGTAATAAATCAATCCTGGGGCAACTTCGGCAAGTCCATTCACTTCATTGAATTCGTCCGGGTAAGTATACGCTTTTAATTTTCCCTCGAAATCGCTAGGAGTCAGATTTTCCAAATACTTGAATCCATCAAGGTAAAACGACTTCAATTCCGAATTGGAAGATTCCTCCATTTCGATGAGACCATTCCATACGGCTACTCTACCGTCATGAAGGTACAAAACTCCATGATCGATTCCCGTTTGATAGAATTTCTCACCTATCTGGTCCCAAACAAGAACCGCCATGTCACCCCCTTCCTATCCACTAGTGCCCAATTGAGTTCTACGCTGAGCATTGAGTGTACGATTTCGAGCAGCAATCTCAGCCCGACTCATTTTCTTGGGCTTCGCCTGCTTGATGTTGCAGACACGAATCAACGTGAAAAGCCTATTGAGGTGCCAGTTCTCACATTCGAACGGAATCTCGAACGTAATCATCCAGTAATAAATCAGCTCTGCGGTGATGACATCTCGACTTTGCGGAGCACCAGGAGGCTCGTTGAACCAAGTTGCGGTCATCTTGGCCTCGATGTACTCGTTGATCTTGGTGAAATTCTCTCCCGAAAGCTTCTTGTAAACCTCATTTGGTACATCAGGAGTCAATGTCATAGTTTTTATGTAGTCAATCAGCTCCTCTTGGGTTTTCTCGTCCTTACCCAGGAAAGGCTTTTCATGGATTGACTCCCATTTTGACAGTGAGACCAGAGAATGCTCTAAGTCTAAAGTCACATCTCCTTGTCTGACAAATTCTTGAGACTTCTCATCGAACATTTCGATGCCCGGTACCACAATAGTGAGCATTCTCCAGCCTCCTGAAGTTATTACGGTCCGGCGAACAGCGCGAGAACAGCGTCCGGAGTGGGAAGAGCTGCTGGGGTTGCAGCCTGACCATACAGAAGGGTCTCGAGAGAAGTAAGATCGGCTGGATCCACGACGGTTGAATCGACGACAATAAGGGAGGTAGGCTTGTATCCAGTGACCGGAACAGGAGTCGTCGTGACATCCCAGCTGAACGTGATTGCCTCCGGTGAATCGTTGATCGTGGCATAGGCCTTCTCCGATGGAGCAGCCTGACATCCATAGACCAGATGCAGCTTGTAGCCATGCTCTGTCCCGTCGACATCATTTCCGACTCGAGATCTGTAGGACAGTCCGAATGTCTTTCGACCCTGCTGACCAACGGCGACGCCAGGACTCGGAAGGGCCGTACCGTCGCACTCGGTGAACTCATCCGGATAGGTGAACGCCTCGATCGTTGCCCCGAACTCCTCAGCAGAGATCAGGTTCAGGTACTTGATGTTGTCTGCATACTGAGCGTTGGGCTCGGCACCAGACGGTGATTCAGTGACTGTGGTGAGACCATTCCAGGCAACACCTGTGTTGTACACGCCTGCGGAATCCGGAAGGTAGAGAACTCCATGGTCTACACCAGTTTCGTACAGTCTATCGCCAACTTGGTCCCAAGTCAAAGGGGCCATTGTCTTCCTTTCCTAGAAGTATACGTTGTAGACATCGTGATTGAGATTGTCAACCGTATAGAATCTATTAAAAAGGCTCAAAGGCATCGCAGCCACTTTGTCTGGAATAACGCTGTCAGGATCTGGGTCGATAACCGTGATCATGTAGCGTTTCACATAATCATACGGTATGCCGTCAGCGAACTTTGTATCCGCGTAATCGCGAGAATAGATAATGCATGGATACTTCAGCTGTACATTTGTCGGCGGTTGAAAATACACATTTGGGGTAAACGTCTCAAGGAGCTGGTGTAACTGTAGCCGTGGGGCCATTGTACACCTCCCCTAGACTTAGAATGAGACGAGGGCTCTCTACTTGGACATTTGGAACTGTCCAGAGAACCCCCGCCCATTCCACGTAACGAATGGCAAAGAAGTGATCATTGGCATATGCATCAGCTACAATGCTGATAGAGTTCTGTACGTTGAGATCGAAATTGAGAGTCTCGCCTTGACGAAGCCCTCTCGCATTACGAACAACATCGCCGTAATATGAACGTTCTACGATATCGTCGGCCCACACACCAGGGCTTTTCTCTACCGACAATGCGTAGCCAACACGACCGAAGAATCTTGCCATAGAGAACCTACCTTAAGTCCGGTTCGTGAAAGTCCACTCATCCTGCACGTTGTTGGCAAAGTAGTACTGGCTTCCGGCCGGAACTGCCTCCACCGTGAGGGACTCACCAGAAGCAAGAGAAACCGGCGCGGTAAGCGTTGCTCCGGTAGACTTGTTCCGATACGTGACACCAGTAGTAGTCGGGATCGTCACAGTCGTACCATCGAAATCAGGCCTTGACGGAGTGACCAGCGAGGAACCAGCAGCAGCTCTCTTGATGACCAGAGCCGAGCGGATCTTCGTGAGAGCGCCCGAGACCCGAGTCTCCAAGAGGTACTTGTACTGGTTGTAGTCGATGTCGAAGTCGTCGAAGAAATTGACCTCGCCACCCTTGTCGGCGCCAATCGTGTAGTCCTTCAAATTCACGACGATGCCGATGAGATCCTGCTCTGCTTCCATGGGCTCGACCGTGACGATCGAGGAGACGCCCATCTCTGACGCGAGCTCTGCCGGGGTCTTCCAGAGACGATGGCCCATGTTGTCCCGCGTGAGCAGGATAGAAGTCAGCATGGGAAGAGTCGTGAACAGGGTCGGAGAGCCGGATCCCTTGTAGAATCCCATTGCCGTGATGATCCCGTCGACAATATCGGACGAAGTCCCAGAATCATCGACGAAGATCGTTGCCGCATAGAGATCGTGGTCGTTGAGAATCGACCGGATACCCGCACCGTCCGAGACACCAGCAGGATCCTTGATCTTGTCGTCATCAGCAACATCGCGACCGTCACCGATCAGGACCGCACGAGCTAGCTCCTCGTCGAGCATGAGGCGCATCTCGGCCTTGAGCCAGACCACGACATCGAAGTCGGTGATGTCGATGATATCATCGCGATCGAGCTTCTGCTTCTTGTAGACCGTGCTCGGGGTTGTGACACGCTTTGAGACGCTGAACCACTCCTCCTTCTTCAGCGATCCCTTCACGTATCCCCTTGCACGAGCCTCATCGAGAGTAATATCGGCGACGATGGACTTGATGCGGGAGAAGGGCGAATGCCTTGTACCGGTGATGACACCCGAGACCCACTCGACTCGACGACTGTCGAAATCGGGAGTGTCCGTGATGGACTTGGCGTCGGGGAACAGCGTTTCGATGTTCTCGATGCCGTGCTTGAGGGCGTATGCCTCTACGGCCTCTTTCAGGGAGCCACTTCTGTGAGCTTCGGAGACGATTTCCTTGACGGCATCATGAGAGAGAACGTTTTCGTCT